GCTTGGTGTACTACAAGATGAAATATCCTAATGGTTTGCCAGAAGCCATTCGCTTGGCCATTAGGCGCGTGGCTGCTACTTTTTGGTTAGACCCCGTTGAGTCTGTGAGAGAATTCACCCCTGCTTTCGTTGATTTCCGTAAGCTCTGCTCCCTTGCGACATATGGAGACGACTCGTTGAAAGCAGTTAGTCGCTCGGCAAAGTTTTACGACCCGTCAAAAATTCAGGAGTTGTATCTGAAACATGTTGGATGGACTGTAACAGATGAGCTGAAACGAGATGTGATCAATTGGTGCGTCCTAGCAGATGTCGCCTTCTTGAAACGCAACTTTGTGTGGGATGCTGAGTTGGGTTATTATTTGACTCCCCTGTCAAAGAAGACCCTGGTCAAGATGTTGGTAGCTCGAACCCGCTCGACGTTGGGAGACAAGGATCACTCGGCTACGTTGTTAACTGATGTGATGCGCGAGGCGGCGTACCATGGTGAATTGATGTACCGTATGTTATACGCGCGTGTGATGGATGTAGCAGTGCGGTATGACTATCTTGGGAACTCGTATTTTCAGGTGCCGATGTATCACCAAGTGCGAGCCAAGATGTGTGAGGGAAACTTTCAGACGTGGAGAGTTGTCCCTGAGCGGGGAGACCCGGGATTGGTAGAAGCTTTATCTACTGACGCCGATCACTTGCTGATGTTCGGTTTGACCCAAGCACTAAATGAAGAGAAAAACAACAAATGAGTTCTAATGCAGTATCTATGAAGCCCGTCGTTGACGAGGCAGTCAAAGTCAGTGAACCTGAGTTGAAGAAAGAACACGAAGTCGGTGAGATTATCGGTTCTTCGGAGAATGTGGAGGTTGAAACCACGATCACAGAGAAGGTGATAAACCAAAAGATGCCCAAGACAGAGTTGGGGAAATTTATGCAGCGTCCGGTACGAATTGCCGCTCTCACCTTGGCTTCGACCGATACGCCCCTGAGCGCACTTACTTCCTACACACCGTGGACACTATTCTTTACGAATACCGCCGTTGCGCACAAAACACGGGACTTCGCTTATTTCCGCGGGGGTCTGAGAGTCCAGCTCATAACTACGGTACCCGCGGGGTGTTATGGAAGTTACCTGGTGGCGGCATGTCCGTATGGCGATACTCCGACTACTGGTGTGAGTGTAGCCGACCCGAATGTGTATCAAGCCGCGCAACTGCCGCACGCTTTGGTCGATCTCTCTCGCGCAGACGACGTGACCCTGCATCTGGACTGGTGTTACCCCTACGACTGGGGGTCTCTGACGGATGTTCAAGTACAGAAGCAGTGGAAGATATTCATCTACTGTTTGCAACCGATTGGTAATGGTTCTGGTGCTACTGCTCTTACTGCGGATATTTCGGTGTACGCCTGGGCTGATGAGGAGTTTGACATGGTCGTACCGTATCAACAAGGAAAGAAGATGTTGGAGGATAAACGGAATCAGATCAACGAGAAGATTAAGGGCTTTACTGGCGGTAAGAAAGCCTCAGAAATTGCTAGCAAGGCTGGTGAGATTGCAGGAAAGATTGGTAGTTACGTTCCTTTTCTTGCGCCCATGGCTGGTACGTTTGCCACTGGAGCCGCGATGGCGTCAACCGCTCTTGATTGGTTTGGATTTACTAGAGAGACCGGTGAGAAAGAGCCCACGCCTGTGGTCTTTCGTCCCTTCTCGAACATTGCTAATATGGATGGGATTGATACTGGTGAGGTTGCTGCTCTCAGTGTTAGTAATAGTATTTCCATTGATCCTCGGTTAGGTGGTGGTAATCCGATTGACGAGGCGAGTTTGGATGAAATCTTTTCGCATTGGACTTTGATAAACCGCACGGTCTGGACGGAGGCAATGAACCCTGGGGATGCCATTATCACTGCGTTGCCTGTTACGCCCTTTACAGCGGCGAATTCTCCATTTACAGGCGCG